CCGGCATCTATGAGATCGGCGACCCGTTCACGCACCCGCACGCGGGGCCATACGCCCTGCGCCTCACGCCGCTGCAGCCGCTCGTCATGTACGATCGGAGCGGCTTCCTCGTGCACGGCGGCGGCCTGACCGCATCGCAGGGCTGCATCATCCTCCCTCGCGCCGTGCGCGAGGCCATCCACGCGTCTGGCATCCGCCGTCTCGTCGTCCAGTAGGAGGCCCCGTGATCCCTCTCGTTCGCAGCATCGTCCTCGCGCTCCTCTGGGACGCGGCAGCCGTGCGCCGCTGGGCCCGCGGCGCCTCGATCACGTTCGCGGTCGGCGGCGTCGCCTTCGCCGATCAGCTCGCCGTCGTCATCGGCGCGCCCGGCGCGGTGAAGACGATCAAGATCGTCTCGCTCGCGTGCGCGTTCATCGGCGGCGCCATCAGCGTGGGCGAGAGGAACCCCCAGCCCGTCGTCCCCAAGGACACCCCATGACCCTCGCCGCCAGACGCTGGGCCCCGGTCGTCGTCGTCCTCCTGCTCCTGGTGGCTGCGGTCGCCTACCTCGAGCACGGCCGGCGCGGCGCCCTCGATGCCACCCGCCTCGCCGAGGCCGAAGCCCTGCGCCAGCAGGGCGTGGCCGTCGCCGCTCAGACCTCCGCCGCGGCCACGCGCGCGGCCCTCACAGCCGAGCTCTCCCGGTCGGCCGACCTCGCCGCAGAGGTGGCACGTCTCAAGCGCGCCTCGCCGGGCGTGCGCCCCGTCTCCGTGACCACCGGGACCACGGGCGCCGTCCCCGTCACGGGCGCCGTCCCCGGTTCCTCGCTCGGTTGCGTGCTCTACGAGGGCGACAAGGGCGAGGTGCGCCTCGCCTCCGCCACGTTCGCCACGCGCGGGGACAACGTCGTCTTCGTCGGTGCCGCTGAGGCGTGGCGTGTGGAGCCCGCTCCCGCTGTGCGGATCTTCGGCGGACCGCTCGCCGTCGAGACCGTGATGGAGCGCCCCCGGCCGACCGCCGGATGGGGAGTGGGCGCGTGGGCGGGGGTGGGCCGCTCGGGCTGGGCCGTGGGGCCCGCGCTGGCGTTGCCGCCTCTCTCCCTTTGGCGGCTGCAGATCGACGCCGTGGCGGGCGCGGGGGTGGGCCCGGGCGGCGAGTGGCAGGGCGGCGCCAGCGCAGTCGGGAGGTGGCGGTGACGCCCCCCGCCGAGATGCTGCAGGTGGCGGGGCTCGTGGGGACCGCGATCGTGGCCGTTCTCGCGTGGTCCCTGCGGCGCAACGTCAAGGCGGCGGACGGCACCATGGCGCGCGTCGAGGCGTCCGTGTCCGCGGTAGCCACGGACGTACGTCAGCTCGCATCGTCGGTGCAGGCCCACGACCGCAGCCTCGCCGCGGGGGCAGTGACGATCTCCAGCCACGGCGAGCGGATCAACGGGATAGAGTCGCGTGAGCGCGAGCGTGGATGCTTCGGCCCCTGCCCGGCGCGGGCGCAGGGGCCTCGCCCTACCGTCCGGTAAGCCACGCCCACGCCCGCTGCCACCAGGGGCGCGTCGGCACGTAGATGGCGGGCGCTGGCTCTGTCGGCGTGACGGGTAGCGGCGGTACGTCGAGAGCGTCCATATCCCGCTGGCGCGCGTCGCGGTCCGTGTGGGGCCGGAAGATCACGGCAGCCTCCAGTCCCCGCCGCGGTAGTCCTGCACTGCCCCGACCGAGTGGAGGTCGCGCGTCAGGCAGCGGGCCCTGGCGCTGCGAGGCTCGATGCTCCACCAACACGGGTGGGCGGGGGCTAGTTCCTTGCTCGTCATCGGTGTGGAGAGCAAGCGGCGCAGGGCCTTCCATCGGCGCTCTCGGTCGTGCGAGAAGCCGCAGAGCGTGCAGATGGCGGGCAGGTCCGGCCCCTCGTCTCTGCGCCGCCTCACGGCCCGGCCCTCTTGACCTTGGGCCCCGGTTCGACGCGACCCGGAACGCACTGGCAGACCTCGAGATCCCCGCCCTGCCAATCGAAGAGGTGGATCGTCCGGGTCGGGGACGCGGGGGCCGGTGGTGAGGCGGGCGAGGGCGTAGGGATCATCCTGATGCCCAACGCCAGATCGACCATGAGGGCTATGCCCAACAGCCACCACGCTGCTACCTCGCGCCCCGTCATCGCGGCCTCCAGCCGTCGCACCCACCCGCGGTGTGCAGCGTCGGGTCGTCCGCGATCTCGCACCTCGGCGGACCGTGCCGCTGCGTCCTCGCGCGAGAGCACGACCGGCACTCGCGCCGGCGGGAGAGCGAGACATCCACCGCGCCCTCTACACCGCTTGGCACGGTGAACAGGCTACCCGTCCCCCTGCACTCGACGGCGTCGGGAAGCCGCGCGACGTCCACCAGGTGCCACGCGCACCCACCGGGCGGCGGGCGAAACCACGGATTCGGCGGCGGACCGGGCCTCTTCACTTCGGGAGGGATGAAGATCCCAGCGACCCGGCACACCGCCATGATCCGGTTGCGGTGGTGCTGGTCCTGGTTCGGACAGAGCGGGATCCCGAGGCTGATGGCGTTGAGCCTCAGCCACGCGTGGCCGTTCTTGTCCCAGCCCTTGCCCGCGTGGATCGCGATCGTCTCGTTGCTGCCGAGATCGGGCGGCGGCAGGTCCGCCCTGTTGAGGAGAGTGGCGCCAGCGTAGGCCACCGCCCAAGGCCATGGCTGCACCAGGCTGAGAGCTCTCACGCCCGGCTCCTGCACCACCACGGGTTGCGCCACCCCGAGATCGTTCGGACGTCGCACGGACGCTGGGCGTCGTGAGCGGCCTTGATCCCGTACCGCATGCCAGAGGTCAGGCCGAGGTCGACGTAGATGGCCGACTGCGCGGCGAACCTGCCGGCGGAGAGTCCCGCGTCGATGCCAGCGAGCCGCTCCTCGGGGACGTCGTCGCGCAGGACGCCGGGCTGCGTGTAGAGGAGGTGCGAGGCGATCGGGGCCTCTCCTCGGAGGATGCAGTCGCGCACGGCGGCGCGAGCGTATCGGACGTTGCGCGCCTGCCGTCGACGCGGTCCGAACGTCAGGCGATCGACGATTCCGCGGGGCGCCCCGCCGGAGAAGGGGGACTCGACGAGCACCGGGGTCACGGCCGCCCCCCGCTCGTAGCGAGGATGTCGTCGATCTGGTCGGCGGCCGTGCGGAGCGCGCCCTGCTCTCCCGGCAGCACGTCGCGGGACCGGGCCGCGCCGCGGAGGGCGAGCCCGAGCACCATCAGGCGGCGGCGAATGACGGCCGCGTCATCCTCGGGCGCCGTGTCCGAGATCGAGTAGTGCCGAGGGTGGCGGTCGGCGTGGCGCTTGGTCAGCGCGCCCACGATCGGCGTCAACCGCGCGCGGTGCGCGGCGAGGTCGATGCTCGGAGGTCGGTCGTCGTTGAGCTTCCCGCAGGACATGGCGTCGATGATGATCCCCATGCACGCGCGGGCAGACCCGAGGTGCGGGACGCCTTCGGCATCGTTCTCCTCGCCGTTCTCCCACGCGGAGATGTGGCGCCGGGCTGCGTCGAGGTAGATGGACGCGCGCACGCCGCACGCGCGCCAGTTGGCGCGGCCGTACTTGAGCGCGCCATTCAGGAAGGCGAGCGACTCGACATCGATCGCGGTCGCCGGCACCATGGAGAGCGGGAGCTTCGTACGACCGCCAGCCTCTGCCGCCGCAAGCAGCTGGCGCGCCACGGCGTCGTGATCGATCTGGGTTCCATCCCCCGCCAGATCGGCGCAGGCGGCCTCGTAGTCGGAGAGGCACTCGGGGCTGTGCGGCTCGCCGTTATTGGCGCCGCACGCTCTTCCAGCGCACGGCTTCGGTGACGTGTTACGCATCATGGTGATGTCTCCAACGGTAGAGGGGGCGAGGCCCTCGCGAACCCCGCCCCCGGGTGACCTACTCGATGTCTCGCTCCGCCTCAGCCCGCACCTTCTTGAGGTCCACTCGGTACGTCGCCGCGACGTCCTCGACTCGCGACGGCTCGCCCCGCATGAACGGATCGAACGCGACGATCTCGAGCGCCGCGTCCACGATCAGGCGGCAGATCGACGGCGCCTTCAGCTTCGCGAACACCGCCCCCTCGTCGTCCAGCTTCCACCGCTTGCGCGTGTCGCGCGCCTTCAGGAGGAGCGCCTCGGCGACGACGCGGACGGGCAGACCCTTGTCGTCGACCTTCTTCGCGAACTCCTGGAGCGCGAGGCGGTACGTCGCCTCCCGGATCTTCTCCTCGCGGTCGTCGGCTGCAGCCTGCGCCGCCACCGCCTCACGCTCCTCCGCTTTCGCCGCAGCCTGCTTCGGGAGCGCGCCGCGCACGGCCTTGCGAGCCTCCTTGCGGTCGAGCAGATCGTGCACGCCCCCCTGCCCGTCCCGCGCCAGCGTGGTCACCGGCAGCGCGTCGCCGAGGATCTCTCGGTACGTCCGCTCCTTCGGGTCGTCGAAGCACCGATCGTCGATGTCGATGAAGGGCGACTCGTTCGACGGCGTCGTCGCTCCGAACCGGAACACGTCGGCCGCCTCCTTCTCGCCGAGCACCTCGCGACCCGAGTCCTTCGCGGCCTGCGCCAGCCGCGACCACCCCGCCGAGACCTTCTTCGCGTAACAGGCCGGATCGGTGCAGAGCTCGGTCGCCTCGAACTCGCCGAACAGGTTCGGGTTGCTGCCCGTCCGCTTCGGGCAACCGCCGCACGCACCGACGCCCGGCACGAGATCCTCGGCCGAGAGGGTGAACGGCGCGTCGGCGAGCCGCAGCAGGTACGTGCGGCGCACGTGATCGAGCGCCGCACGGTACGGAACGGCGCCACGCGTGCCGTCCTCGGACGCGGCCAGATCCCCGCATGCCTTGACCTGATCGACCTTGCGCAGCGTGGCGAGCAGGAGCGCGACCGACGTCTCGATCCGCCCCGCGGCGAACGCCTCGCGCACCTCGGGAGCGAGCTTCAGCAGCGCGAGACGGCGCGTGAGGTAGCGCACGTCCGCGCCGACGCGGGCCGCGATGTCCTCCAGCGCGCGCGGCGTGCCGTCCTCCCGCGGGATCCGCAGGAGTGCCTCGTATCCCTCCGCCTCCTCCATCGGGTGCACGTCGCGCCGGTCGCGGTTCTCGACGATCTGGGCCTCGAGCACCTCGGCGTCGGTCATGACGTCCCGGATGATGATCGGCACGGACGCGAGGCCGACAGCCATGGCGGCGGCGCGCCGTCGGCGACCGAAGACGACCTCGACCTGATCGGCGACGCGCCGACCGAGCAGCGGCTCAAGGACGCCCTGGGCGCGGATCGACTCGACGATGTCGCCGATCTCGACCTTGCCCTTGCGAGGATTGGTGATCGACTCGACGAGGTCCGCCGGGTGGTAGTGGTACAAGACGCCGGTCTCACCCGGCGCTGGCGTGGTGATGGTCACGTAGGTCTCTCCTCTGTGGTGGTGGGGTGGTGACTACTCGTCTTCGTCCTCGGCGCTGGCCTCTCCGGGCCGGTGCCGATCGAGCTTCTTGCCGATCGTCTTCACGCTCGCGCCCTGCGACGCGAGCAGCGCGTGGAGATCGGCCTCGGCGACGGTGATGGTCGTCTTCTTCGCCTTCGGGTCGGCGGCGCGGTCGCACGCCGTCCTCTTCTCAGCGACGATCCGGGCGCACGCCTTGATCCGCTTCTTCGTAGCCTTCTTGGTCACGGACAGCGCCGCGACCTCGGGGCCGTACGCCGCGGAGAGCTCGGCGAAGACGCGCTCTCCGTCCAGCTTGGTCTTCGGCACCTCCCGCTCGCCGTAGACGGTGCCATCGGCAAACGGGATCGGGCGGGCCCGGGCACGTGACATGAGCGCGAGCCGGATCCGCTTCGCGACCGAGTCCCAGCGCTCGAACGCCTCGAACGCCTTGGCCGCGTCCTCGTCGGTTGCCGACGCGATCAGTCCGGTGATCTCCGACTCGATGTTGAGCGGCTCGCGCGCCATGAGGACGATCGCCTTCATGCTCGGCTCGCACGAGGTGAACGACGGGCAGTAGCGGCAGCCCGCGCCCTGCACGTACGTCAGGGGCTCGCAGGCCAGACGACGACGAACCTGCTCGCGGCCCGTGTCGACGAGCGCGGCGAGGCGCAGGGCGGCGAGGTCGAGATCGAGCACGTCGAGGTCGTCGTGCTCGGCACGCGGCGCACCGTCCTCAGGGAGCTTCACGATCCGGATCCGCGCCTTCGAGCGGCCGAAGTGCCGAGCCGCGCACACGGCGCCGAGAAGAAGCTGCAGGTTACCCTTGACGGGCACCGGCAGGAAGCCGCTCTTCCAGTCGTCGACATCGACGCGATCGAGGTCGGGGCGATCGGTGACGCGATCGAGCACGCCGACGATGATGCCGGGGCGCCCCTCGATTGTGCCGTGCGCGTGGCCGGTGCCGTGGAACGTGACCGCGCCCGTGGCGACCTCCAGCGAGAATCCGACCTCGTGGAGATCAGCGGGAGAGAGGTCCAGCGCCGCCAGGTCGAGCGCCTCGCAGCGGGCGCGCGCGGAGGTGGGGACGGCGGGCAGGGCGACACCGCGCGCCTTGTCGAGATCGCCAGCGACATCGGGGTGCCGCAGCAGGTGGGCCACGCTCTCGATGAACGAGTGGATGCCCGTGCCGATGTCGGCGGGGCCGCCCACCTCCGCCTCCTGCTTCACGCGCGGGAGTGCGAGTGAGGCGGGGCAGGTCTCACCGAGCGCCAGCTTCGACCCGCTCGGCGGGATCCACGTCTCTGGGGTGATCATCAGTAGGCCTCGGCTTCCTTGCGTGAAAGGAAGAAATGGATCCCGTGTGAGCACTCGACGCGCGGGTCGGGGTCGTATTTATCGGGCGTTACGGTCTCGCCGATCCGGTAGACGATCTTGAGGTCGTGAAGCGAGATGCCCTCGGTGCCGACGGACAGGGCGACGACAGCCGCCTTGCTCGATCGGCACTTCCGACCTACCAGTGGAGCAACTGCCCTGAGAGCGTCAGGACTCATCGCGTTACCGCCCCCTTCGTCAGCGCGGCTGCCGTGTCCGTGTACCACTGGCGGACCTCGGCGAGCTCGGACTCCGTGAACCGCTTGCCGTCGATCGCCTTCTTGATCAGGGGCAGGACGTACTTGGCGAGGTCGATCGCGGTCTTGCACTTGTCGGCCGCGTCGAGGATCTCCTTGTGCAGGTCGGCCTTGGGGTCGACGACGGGAGCGACGGGCGTGGGGGGCGGGGCCATGGCGGGCACGTCCACGCCGGGGGTGAGCGGATCGGCGGCGGCGGGGACGGGTGCGGCAGGCGCCGCGGCCTTGGCCTCACGCTCGGCGATCTGCGCCGACGATTGGAGCGCGGGCTCTTGTCCCGGGACGTTGGACGGAGCGGCGGGGGCGTCCACTTCCGGGATCTGCGCGTTGATCCACCCGTTCAGCTTCGACAGCTTCACCGCATCGGTGCCGGCGGCGGCAAGGTAGCCGGTCGCGGCTTCGCGACCCTCGGCGGGGAGCCGCTCGATCTTCTCGAGGATGGCCGTGCGGAGCGCCGTGGGGTCTGCGGGCTTGTGCGCCTGCACCGCCGAGTAGAACGACACCCACGACAGCGGCATCTCCTCGGGCAGGTCGTAGCGGTTTTTGGCGTCGTAGGCCGCGGTGCGCGTCGTGTAGATCAGCCGCGCCTTGTCGGTCACGCCGCGGACCCGCTTGGTCTGCGAGTCCTTCCGCGTCGCGTTGCGCCAGTTCGCGAACAGGACCGCGTTCGCGCGCTCCTTGATCAGCGCGCTGGCCTTCTCGTGGAGCTTCGGGATGTAGCGGTCGAAATCCTCGCCCTCCGGATTCTTGAAGGGCTTGATCAACGCGTGCCCGAGCGTGATCACGTTGTAGCCCTTGGCGCGGAGCGTCTCGACCGCGTCGACGAACTGGCGCCAGGGGTTGAGCGCGATCACGTACCCCTTGCCGTACCCGAAGTCCTCGATCGTCTTCATCTGCGCCTGCGCACAGACCTGCGCCCAGATCAGCGCCTCCAGCGCGTCGGCCGTGTCGAGCACGATCGTCTTGAACGGGTGCGGGTCTCGGGCGAGCGAGCCGAGCGCGGTCATGACCTCGGCGAACGTAGTCGGCCGCGTGCGCTCGCCCGCGTCGTCGAACGTCACGCGCGAGGTCGACAGGTTGTCGGTCCCCTGCTCGACGTCGATGAACACCGGATCCGGCGCGTCGCTCGCGAACGTGGACTTTCCGATCCCCTCGGGACCGTAGAGGTGGACCCAGATCGGAGCGGCGCGCTTGCCGGTGCTGAACTTCATCCCTGCCATGTGGTGATCCTCCGTGTGGCGTGTGTCGTGTGAGTGAGCCTGTTAGCAGACTGCTACACGGCAGGTCAACGCCGTTTCTTTTTTATTCGGTCGAATTCTTGTCGCTATAGATGATGCGCGGTGAGTGAGCGCGATCTTTCTCGATGTAGGTGCGCGAGAAACGTTGACGGCTCACGTAGCGGGCTGCTATTGCCGTCGACCCATGACGACACCCGCGACACACCCTCTCGCCAAGGCTCTCGACGCGCTCGGCTGGACGCAGGCCGAACTCGCGCGCCGCTCCGGCGTGGTCCAGCCGACGATCTCCGCGGTGCTCTCTGGTAAGCGCGGTGGGCGGTTCAGCCCCGCTAGCGCAGCGGCCATCCTCGCGGCGGTGCAGAAGTCGGGCGCACCGAGGGCCGCTCGCCTCGACCTCGCCGCCCTGATCTTCCCCCCGAAGTCCAGTCCCGCGTCCAGGTGACGGCCGGACGCGTGGTGGTCGGCGACTGCGTCGGTGCGATGGCCGACATGAAGTCGGCCTCGATCGACGCCATCGTGACGGATCCGCCGTACGAGCTTGGCTTCATGGGCAAGCGTTGGGACGCGAGCGGGATCGCCTACTCGGTGCCGATGTGGCGCGAGGCGCACCGCGTGCTCAAGCCGGGTGGTCACCTGCTCGCGTTCGGTGGCACGCGGACCTATCACCGCATGGCGTGCGCGATCGAGGACTCGGGATTCGAGGTCCGAGACTCGCTGCACTGGATGTACGGATCGGGGTTCCCCAAGTCACTCGACGTGGAGAAGGCGGCGGGCGTGCGCGACGGGTGGGGAACGGCCCTCAAGCCGGGTCATGAGCCGATCGTCGTGGCGCGCCGGCCGCTCGTCGGCACCGTCGCCGACAACGTCCTCGCGTACGGCACCGGGGCGCTAAATGTAGACGGGTGCAGGGTGGGAGAGCATGAGATGTCGGCGGAGGAGTGGCGCGCGAAGGGGCTCGCGCGTACGACCGGCAACACGTACGGCGAGCACCATGGATCGGACACGCCGCTGCCGCCCGGCCGTTGGCCGCCCAACGTGATCTTCTCGCATGACCCCGAATGCGTCGAGGGCGGCGCGTGCGTCGAGGGCTGTCCTGTTGCAGAGTTGGACCGGCAGAGCGGCCCACTCAAGAGCGGAGCCATGGCGGCGGGGACGGTACGCTCCGCCCGCTCCGCCCGCTCCGTCTGCTACGGCGCGATGCCCGACACGGCAACGCTACGGGACATCTCGGCCTCACAGGGCGGCGCCTCCCGGTTCTTCCCCGTCTTCCGCTATGTCGCCAAGCCGAGCCGACGCGAGCGCGACCTCGGGTGCGAGTCACTTCCCGCGCGCGGCGGTGGTGAGGCCACGGAACGTGACGAGGGATCGGAGGGCCTCAACTCGCCGCGTGCGGGCGCAGGACGCAACGGCGGCGCGCGAAACATCCATCCGACGGTGAAACCTATCGCCATGATGCGTTGGCTCTGTCGGCTTGTGACCCCGCCCGGCGGCGTGGTGCTCGACCCGTTCACGGGGAGCGGCACGACGGGAATCGCCGCGTTGCAGGAGGGGTTCCGATTCATCGGGATCGAGCGCGACCCCGAGTACGCCAGGATCGCAGAGCTACGCATCATCGGAGGTACCCACACATGATCGCCGTCCTCGCAGCCATCGCCGTACCCCTCGTCTTCTCACTCTCCGCTGCGGCCGTCGTGCTGTACGAGTCGGAGCACCCGTGCAGCAACCCGAGCTGCCACAACGGCGCGTGGTGGCGCGTCTTCGTCGTCGTGCGCGCCTCCGGTGGCGAGCGCCCCATGGTGCTCGCTCGTCTCGCCACGCCGTTCCGCGTCTGCGGCAGGTGCTTCGCCGACCTCGACCCGCAGACCGCGATCCCCGAGCGCGCGCTGCGCAAGGAGGTGTCGCGCGCGACCCTCAAGGCCCACGGCGAGGTGCCCGACTGGAAGCGCACGCGACTCGACCGTGAGCACGTCCTCGCCGCGTGGCTGCGCCGAGGTGGCAGGTGATCGCCGAGTGCCCCTTCGGATCCGCCTCGTGCGAAGGTTGCTACGACGCGCACTGCGAGGCACGAAGACGCACGGGACCCACCGTACCCAACGACCTTCGACCCCACGACACGGGCGACAACTCTAACAAGGGCGACGCAACACCGCCGGCGGATCCCCCGCCGGCGTCACGCAGGCAGGGCTAGGAGAGAGACACATGGCGCGCAACATGACCGAGGTGCAGGACCCCAACGCGGGGCAGATCGAGAAGCTTTTCGCCAAGTTCGAGAAGTTCGGCGACTTCGTTGAGGGCCACTTCGCGAAGTCCCTCACGCAGAAGGGCGTCGGCACGTGGCCCGACGGCCGCCCGAAGGGCGACCAGGAGGTCTACGAGTTCATCGACGAGGCCGGAGGTCTCCTCTGCGTCGGCGGGTCGGCCGACATCAACGCGAAGATGGGCCTCGTCTCGATCGGCAGTTTCACGCGGATCGAGTACGCGTCCGACCGCGCGACCAAGCGCGGGACGATGAAGGTGTTCAAGGTCTCGACCGACGCGAGCGACCGCAAGAGCGAGGCGGCGATCTCCGCGGCGTACGCGGCGCTCGAGGAGGCCGCGAAGGCCGCCGCTGCCGCGGGCGCCGAGGCCCCCGTCGTCGACCCCAACAAGCCGCCGTTCTAGACCCACCCCCCGAGCCGACACGACCATGGCCACTCCTGCCCCTCAGAGGCTGCGCGACTATCAGGCGGACGCGGAGACGCGTGTCCGTCAGGCACTCGCGAGCCTAGCGGGGGCAGGAGTGGACCCGTACGCGCTCCTAGTGGCTCCGACCGGCGCGGGCAAGACCACGATCGCCGCGAGCCTGATCGCGCGGGCGATCGAGGAGCACGAACGCGGCTCGGTCCTCTTCATCGCGCATCGGAAAGAACTCCTCGAGCAATGCAGTGCCCGCCTCACGGGCGCTGGCGTGCGGCACGGGATCGTCTCCGCTGCGCACCGAGCGGGCTGGAAGCCGTGGCTGCGGACGCAGGTGGCCTCCATCCAGTCTCTCAGCGAGAAGCGAGTCGGGCGGATCCCGGAGCCGACTCTGATCATCATCGACGAAGCGCACCGCGCGCGCGCCGACTCGTACATGAAGGTGCTGCACCGCTTCCCGGGCGTCCCCGCGATCGGGCTCACGGCCACGCCAGTCCGCTCCGACAACAAAGGCCTTGGTGATCTCTTCCGCGGCCTCGTGGTTGTCGAGACGATCCGGGGCCTCACCGATCGCGGCTACCTGACGCCCGCTACTGGCTTCGCTTTCGACGTCCCCGATCTCTCCGGCGTCCGCACGACGGGCGGTGACTACAACGAGCATGATCTTGGCGAGGTCATGGGTGGGACTGCGATCGTCGGTAACATCGTCGAGCAGTGGGTCGAGAAGGCGGGCGGATGCCGGACCGTCCTCTTCGCCGCGACGATCGAGCACTCCCTGAAGATGGTCGAGCGCTTCAAGGCGGCGGGCGTGCGAGCCGAGCACGTCGATGGCAAGACCAAGAAGAACGAGCGCGGCGCCATCCTCCAGCGCCTTGAGGACGGAGAGACGACCGTCGTCTGCAACGTCGGGGTCCTGACCGAGGGATGGGACTCGCCCCGCGTCGAGTGCTGCATCTTGGCACGGCCGACCAAGTCGCAAGGGCTCTACCTGCAGATGGTCGGGCGCGTGCTACGCCCCGTCTGCCGAGACTGCCGCGGCGACACCTCGTGGAACGTCCAGGGGTGCCGTCACTGCGGGTCGACCAACGTGAAGCGCTCCGCGCGCATCCACGACCACGCTGGGTGCGTGATGACGCACGGCCTGCCCGACGCGGACCGCGAGTGGTCGCTCGATGTGCGGCCTGTCAAGGGCAGCAACGGCGACATGAACGGCGAGAACGCGGCGGCGGTGCGTTCGTGCTCCAACTGCTTCGCGCTCTACGATCCTCGCTTGCCCGCGTGCCCCTGCTGCGGCCACTGCCCTCCGCTCGCAGGCCGCACCGTCCAGGAGATCGAGGAGGGCGTCCGAGCCATCGCGCTGGAGGAGCTCGCCGAGCGCGGCCGGTCCGCTTCGCAGACGACCAAGATGGCAGAGCTGCGACGTCTAGTGGCCCGCGCTCGCGCCGACGGACGGTCGGCGGGGTGGGTGCTGTCCGAGTATCGGCGGACGTTCTTTGAGGAGCCTCGGTGGAGGTTCGTTCTCTAGATGGAAGGAGTACTCGCACGTGAGCACTGACCGCTGGTCCATTGAGCAGGGCGACTGCATCCCCGTGCTGCAGAGGATCCCTTCGCGCAGCGTTGGGGCCGTCGTGACCGATCCCCCGTACTGCTCCGGGGGCTCAACCGAGGCCACCCGTCGACAGGCCACGTCACAGGGGATCGCCTCAGAACGGATGCAGTCGGGCGCCGTGACGTGGTTCGCCGGCGACAACATGACGACGCCCGGGCTCGTGTGGCTCCTACGTTCGGTAGCCTTCGAGGCGGAGCGGATCCTAATTCCCGGCGGATCGCTGATCGTCTTCTGCGACTGGCGCATGTGGGCCAACCTGGCGCCCGCACTGGAGTCGGGCGGACTGCGCCTGCAGAACATGATCGTCTGGGACAAGGGTAGCGCTGGGATGGGTACGGGGTTCAAGCCCACGCACGAACTTGCGATCCACCTCTGCAACGGCCCGGGGAAGTTCCACGATCTGTGCGGTTCGAACGTGCTCCGCTTCGGGCGTGTCCGAGGGCAGGATAAGAACCACCCGACGCAGAAGCCGGTCGATCTAATCCAGTCGCTGATCCGAGTGGCCGCCGCTCGCGACGCGCTGGTGGTCGATCCCTTCTGTGGCTCGGGATCACACGGCGTTGCGGCCCTAAAGGAAGGGCGGCGCTTCCTCGGAATCGAGCGCGATCCGGACTACGTCGAGATCGCACGCAAGCGCCTCGCGTCGACCGGCGAGAACGGGGAACTGTTCAAGACTCCACCTCCCGACGAGTCGACGCCGTGACCCTCCGTTACGGCAGCGTCTGCAGCGGGATCGAGGCGGCCACGCTCGCGTGGCGACCGCTCGGGTGGCGCGCCGAGTTCTACGCCGAGATTGCCGACTTCCCGAACCGCGTCCTCGCGCACCACTACCCGGAGACTCCGAACCATGGCGACTTCACGAAGATCAGCGGACCAACTGTCGATCTTCTCGTCGGCGGCACCCCCTGCCAGTCCTTCAGCGTTGCAGGACTCGGGGAGGGGCTGGACGATCCTCGTGGCGGGCTGGCCCTACAATTCCTTCGCCTTGCTCAGCGCACACGCGCCCGCTGGGTGGTCTGGGAGAACGTCCCCGGTGTCTTGTCGAACGACGAAGGACGGGCCTTTGGCTCCATCCTCGGGGGGCTGGCAGAACTCGGGTATGGGTTCGCCTACCGAGTTCTTGACGCTCAGTACGTCCGAGTGGAATCACATGCTCGCGCCGTCCCTCAGCGACGACGGCGTGTGTTCGTTGTCGGACATTCTGGAGGCGCCTGGCAGCGTGCCGCGGCGGTACTTTTTGAGCGCGCGAGCCTGTCGGGGGATCCTCCGCCGCGCAGAGAAGCGGGGGAAGGACCTTCCGGAACCCTTGCGGCGCGCACTCGAGGCGGTGGCGGACTTGGGACCGACCACGAATTCGATGGGGGGCTAGTACCGGCCGTCGCGTGGGCGCTACAGGAGCGCGACGCGAAGGGGCCTGACTCGTCGACGAAGGAGGGGCACTTGATCCCCATCGCCTTCGCCGAGAACTCTCGCGCCGAGGTGAGGCTGGAGGGCGGAGACGGAAACGTCGCGGGTGCTCTGTCCCGAGGCGGCGGGAAAATGGGACAGGGCGTGCCCGCCATCGCGTTCCAGTGCCACGGCTCAAACGTGGGGCCGCCCGGTACGCTCCGCAAGGGCAGCGGCAGTGCAGCGGGCGGCGTGCCCTGCATCGCGTTCCACATGACGCAGGAGCCGATCACCGGAGGCGAGTTTTCCCCTTCGCTCGGGGCCACATCGATCGGCATGGGCGTGCACGCTGGCCGCGGCGTCCGTCGCCTCACGCCGCGTGAGTGCGAGCGGCTCATGGGGATGCCCGACGACTACACGTTGATCCCGGGCGCCAGCGACGGACCGCGTTACGCGGCGCTCGGGAATTCCATGGCCGTGAACGTCATGAGGTGGATCGGAGAGAGGATCGCCATGGTGGACGCCCATGAGCACCCCTGAGCAGGTGCTGCAACAGCGACTCCTCCTACGGTTCGGTTCCCTCCCAGACCTACGCATCTGGCGGTCCAACACGGGCGTTGCCTGGCAGCCCATCACCCCAGCCGCGCGCAAGGCCTTTGTAGACCTGCGCCAGCGGATGGCCGGCGGCTTCCGCCCCGTCACCTACGGTGTAGAGGGACAGACCGACATCATGGGGGTGCTCGCCCCGCGTGGCCGCGCAGTCGGCATTGAGGTAAAGGCAGAGGACGGCCGCACCTCACCCGCTCAAGATCGGTGGCGCGACATGATCGTGAAGCACGGGGGCATCTACGTCCTCGCGAAAGGCGCCACAGCCGAAGAGGCCGTCGCCCAGGCACTCGACGAAGCGCGGAGGGGGTGATGGGGCTCTCGATCACGGTCGGGCTCGGCCGCCAGAGGCCGCAGGGCGAAGTCGTTCCGCTCCCCGACACCGTCCCGCCGGCTCGCGCGCTCGCCGACGCGCTCAACGCCATCCCCGCCACCGGAGAGCGCTGGTGGTCGGCTCACGACTGGAGCGGCGGTCACCGCGGGACGGAGCGCTGGCGCTCCTCGAGCGCCGTCCAGATCGACCTCGACCACGAGGACGCGAAGGGCGACCACTGCGCGCCTACCCCCGAGGTCGCTGCGACCGTGCGCACCGCGGCGGAGCTGGGCCTCTTGCCCGGATCCCTGATGCACCTCACCCCGCGCGGCGCCCGCATCGTGTTCGTGTTCCGGGCGCCCGTGTCCGACCGCGAGCTCTACTCGCGCGCCGCGCAGGGCGCCGCCGACAAAGTCGCAGCGGCCCTAGGCGCCGCGGGTCTCCCCCTGGCCGCTCCCGGGCGCGCGGGCTACCACGTCGACGGCCCGGCGTTGCTCGACTTCGCGCGGCTCCTGTTCGCCCCCCGGTGCGTCGTAGACGGCGTGCGCCGAGATGCCAGCGTCCTTGTCATGCGCGAGGAGGGGTACGAGCCGCGCGACCTAGCGCCGCCCGCGCGCGTGATGACGCTCGTCTCGCCGGCTGCCATGGAGATCGGCGACGCGGTCGCCGCGTACAACCGCGAGCACCCACGCGTGTACCCCAAGTCCGGATCGGGCGATTGCCCCGTGTGCTCGCACAAGGGGTGCTTCGGCGGGATCCCTGACTCCGAGGGCTCGAAGTGGGCTTGCTTCAGCGCCAACCACGCGGGCGCCGGCAAGAAGAGCACCTCATGCTGGGTCGGCGACGCGCTCGACCTCGACGCGTGGGAGGCCAAGCGGTCGCCGATCGAGCACCTCCGCGCCTGCGGCAACCTCGCGCCGGCCAAGCCCACCCCACCGCAGGCCGCGTCAAGCGGCGGCGGCCAGCCGGCCACGGTCACGCCGATCCGCTCCGAGCGCGATCGCCTGCTCAAGTCCAACTCCTACGGATCGTGCACCTTCATCCTGCGCACGCCCGAACTGCGCGAGAAGGTGCTGGGGCGCGGCGTGCTGGAATTCAACGAGCTGACCCTAGCCGTCACCATCAACCGCCGCCCGGTCGTCGAGACCGACTACCTCCGAGTCCGCGAACTCTGCGAGACCGAGCTCGGGGAGAGCGAGGACAAGGGGTACAAATTCTCCCGTTCCGACATCGAGGATGGCGTGCGCCAGGTCGCCCACGAACGACGCTTCCACCCCGTTCGCGACTACCTACGGTCGAACGTCTGGGATGGAGTGCAGCGCATAGACTCGATCGCCGAGGACGTGCTCGGGGTGCCGCGCACCGACCTGACCAACACGCTGATCCGGAAGTGGCTGATCTCCGCGGTGGCTCGCGTTGAGCAGCCCGGCGTGAAGGCCGACGGAGTGCTGATCCTCGTCGGGCCCGGCGGCGTGGGGAAGTCGAGCTTCTTCAAGATCCTCGCGTCGGCCGCGTGGTTCGGCGATACCGCGATGGACCTAAACGACAAGAACGACGCCTACCTAAAGCTTCACACCACGTGGATCTACGAGTGGGGTGAGCTCGAATCAATGCAGCGCGCTCGCAGCGTGAACACGGTCAAAGGCTTCATCTCCTCCGCTGAGGACCGGTTCCGTGCCCCGTACGCGCGAGAGATGGAACTCCACGCTCGGCGGTTCGTACTCTGCGGCACCACGAACGAGCGTGAGATCCTGACCGAAGGCCGAGGCGGCGGAGACCGTCGCTACTGGATCGTCGAGACCCCCAGCGAGTTCAACTTCGCGAAGCTCGCTGAGTGGCGCGATCAAATCTGGGCCGAGGCCTTCGCCGCGTACACCACTGGCGAGGAGCACGGGCTCACGAAGGCGGAAGAGGCCGACCTCGAGCGGTTTCAGGAAGCCTTCGTCAAGCGCGACCCGTGGGAGGATCGGATCCGGGCGTGGGCCTCTCAGCACAAGATCACGGAGACCAAGATCAGCGCGGTACTCGTCGGCGCGATCGACAAGAAGATCGAGCACTGGACCGACCGTGACGAGCAGCGCGTCGGCCGCGTGTTGAAGGCGATGAGTTGGGAGCGAAGGCGCAAGATGGCCGACGGTGTGAGAGATTACGTCTACGTCGATCCGACGGTAGCGCCGTTCTAGGGGCGCTGGGTACAGGGGGCACGATGGCGGGCAAGGCAACGGTCTGGGTGGGGAAGTGGCCCGAGCGCGCGAGAGAGTTGGCCGTGGCGTTCAACGGCGATATGGCCGCGGCGGCCCGGTCGCTGTCCGTCGAGATGGGCTACAAGGTCACTCCGACCAACCTCTCTCTGTTCCTCTCCCGGTCCTGCCCCGACTGGCGCAAGGGCGTGAGTCGACAGGAAGGCGGGGCGACCGACCCTGCCGCTGTCCTGCGCGATCGCGTCGCCGACCTAGAGCGCGAGCTCTCCGAGTCGAAGCGATCGGCTCTCACTGACGAACGAGTGACGCGCGAGATCCTCCGGATCGCCTCCGTTCCGGCGCAGTCCCCAGAGTGGGCGCTGCGCCCTCGCAAGTCCGCGGCGTCATCCCCTGGCGTGCCATCCCTGTTCGTGTCCGACGAGCATTGGGGCGAGGTCGTCGACCCTACGCAGATCGGCGGGGTCAATGCCTACAGCATGGAGATCGCTCGGGCCCGGCTGAAGTCGCTTGCCGAGAATGCGCTTGACCTCCTCTTCTCTCACGTTGTGAACCCCAAGTACCCGGGGATCGTCGTACCGCTCGGGGGCGACGGGACCACGGGCGACATCCACGAGGAACTCTCGGCCACGAACGACGACGAGATCATGCCGTGCGTGCTCGACCTCCGGGACCACCGGATCCGCTTCTTCGACACGCTGCTCGGAGAATTCGAGAACGTCTTCGTACCGTGCGTACCGGGGAACCACGGCCGCGTCACGATGAAGATCCGAGCGAAGGGGCGGGCCCATACCTCGTTCGACTGGCTCGGCTACCAGCTCCTCGCGAGGCACTACGAGGGCAACAAGCGGATCCGGTTCCTGATCCCGAACGGCCCGGACGCGCTCTACCAGGTGTTCGGAACGCGCTACCTCCTGAACCACGGGGACCAATTCCGTGGCGGAGACGGGATGGTGGGCGCGCTCGGTCCGATCATCCGCGGCGACCACAAGAAACGGAGCCGGAACCAGGCGATCGAGCGGCCGTACGACGTGCTCCTGATCGCGCACTGGCACCAGTACCGGAACCTAGGTCGACTAATCGTGAATGGCAGTATCAAGGGCTACGACGAGTACGCCGACGCGGGGAACTTCCCGTTCGAGTCTCCGCGTCAGGCGCTCTGGCTTACCCACCACGAGCACGGCCCGACGATCTCGATGCCCGTGTTCGTCGAGAAGGGTCGCGCCACCGAGAAGGGCTCAAGCTGGATCCAGTGGGCAGCGGCGTAGACGTGGGCGGCGGCGTAGGCGCCGCCAGACAAGCAAGGGGCCCGGCCGCCGCGGCGATCGAGCCCTTCACCTCCCCTATCCGCTAGCCGGGGCAGCCGTCGGAAGCCCGACGCTCGCGCGAGAGACTAGCTGCTAGCCTCGGGCCGCGGAGTCCTCTTCTTGGTGACGCGAGACGGTCGCGGTCGTGCCGACTGGCGGCGGCGGATGGCCGGGTGGTCCTCCTCGATACGCTCGACCAGGGCCAGCGCCGCATCATGCAGCGCTCGCTCCGCCTCGGCGGCGGCCTTCTTCGCCGCTCGGTAGCGCTCCAACTCTCTTGAGATCCTTGCCATGGTGCCCCCCCCTACGTCGTCGTCAGGTCGGCGAGCCGCTCCGCGGCAGCCTGCCGTGCGTCGTCCACCGTCCCGCCCGCGTCCAGCGCGGCGAGCGCCGCGGCGGCAAGCTCGTATATGTTATTGAAGGCGGCCACGGCGTCCTCGTCATCTGGAGCGGCGACGAAGTCGTGGGCGACCGCGTCGGCTAACTCGGCGTTGGTCATGGGTCACTCCTAGACGAGTTACCTTCGTGTCTACTAGGGCAGCGCCACGAATATCGCGGGATAATCTTTTTCCCAGCCCATCGCGCGCATCCGATGCACGGCAGACACGGCGTCCTCGCGGTGATGCAGCATCGTCATGGCGAGCCCCTTGACGACGCGATCGGGCCCGGCGGGCAGCAGCGCGGAGGCGGCAGCGTGAGCGGCTCGGCTGCGGGCTAGGATCTCCTTCATCTCACTGGCGATCGTCACAGCGCCGCTCCCTTCCGGTTCGCTCGGCGCAGTCCGATATCCTTCACCATCGCGGCCTCGTACTCGCGGCAGGCGCGCGTCATCTCGTCGGCGAAGGCCTTCGTCATCCTCTTCGCGGGGGTGTTGTAGTGCGCTTCGATCTCGGCGACTCGGGACCTGTAGTCGACTGCGGCGCGCTGGGCTGGGGTCGTGGTCGTCATGGTCTCTCTCTCCTCTGTCCCGGGACCTCCGCGGCCCCGCTGACAAGAGACACGCTATAGCAGGACGCTAAGGAGCGCAAGGGGGCGATCGTGTTTTTTGAGGGGGGTCGGTCGTCTCGTCCCTTTAATTAAGGATTGCACGGCGCGTGCCACGTATCTACACGGTCATGGCTTGACCCTTCCTTAGTGCCCTGCTATATCTAGTCACATCGCAGCGGCCGGAAGCCGGGGCGGCAGAAAGAGAGATACGATGGCCAGCAAGCGCTACGCGGTGGCGATGGAGGTTCTCCAATCCGGAGGCTACTTTCGGCGGGCTCTTGAACGGGCATGGCAGGGCGGAGAGAAGTTCAAGACCCGCCTGTACCGCGCAGATCTCACCGTCGTCCCAGGCGTCTCGGGCGCGACGCTCAACAAACTCCGGGCCGCGGGCGTCGTGGTCTATCGATCCTGCACTCCGTCTTCCACCTGGCCCGAGGAGTTCGTGCTCGACCCCTCGGCGAACTCCGCTCGGATCGAATGGGCGACCGCCGCTGAGGTGTCCCCGTGACCCCCACCGCCACCCTCGCCGCCATCACCGAGGTCTGTCGGCGAGCCGGCGCCCACGCCGCTGAGGCGGAGCGCATCGCCTCCGAGCGCTACCGCTGCACCCTACCCGACGGCAGCGCGTGCCCACCCATCAACGAGACCAAGGGCTGCGTCGGCTGCCCTCACCGAGAGAGGATCGAGGCGTGAGCACCCATCGCCTGCTGTCTGCCCTGTCGTCCCTGCCGTGCGTGAGAGCCGTACACGTGAGCCCCCACCGGGTCCGCATCGAGCTCTCCCGTTGGTCGTGGTTCGCGCTCGGCGCCATCCATGGCTACGTCCGTGGCACCGCTGAGGCCATCCTCGCTCGCGAGGGCACTCCCTGCGACCTCGAGGTGCTGTGATGACCGCCCACCTGGACCTCGCCGCGCTGCGGGCCCTCGCCGAGAAGGTGACGGAGGGGATCTCCCTACGCGCCGGGACCGGGGCGGCCCACGCGACGTGTCCGGCGTGCAACGGCACCGGGACCGTGCGGGCCCCCTCGGAGACGCGCGAACCGGAGGGGACGCCGTGCGAGTGATCCGCGTCTTCCCCCGCCGCACGAAGGCGACCCCGAACGATCACCTTGCCCGGGTGGGTCGCGGTCCGTGCTCCAACGATGAGGCCGACGAGGTTCACGTCTCGGTGTCGTTCACTTGGGATCTTCCGGCAGCGGAGCGGCTGGCGCGCCTGTGGTCGCCCGTCGCGCCCGTGAAGATCGGCGGCCCCGCGACGGGCGAGCGCGGGGAGGATTTCGTCCCGGGGCGGTACGTGAAGCCCGGGTATGTGATCACCTCCCGCGGCTGCCCGAACCGTTGTTGGTTCTGCTCGGTGTGGCGCCGCGAGGGGCAGGCGATCCGAGAGTTGCCGATCCGGGATGGCGTGAACGTCCTCGACGACAACCTGCTCGCCTGCTCGCCCGATCACGTCGCGGCCGTCTTCGCGATGCTGCGGCGCATGAAGGCGCTGCCGGGCGGCGGCGAGAAAATCCAGTTCACCGGAGGACTGGAGGCGGCGAAGCTGGAGCCGTGGCACGCGGCCGAGATGAAGTCCCTCCGGCCGGGCGGCGTGTTCTTCGCCTACGACACGCCCGACGACCTCGCCCCGCTCCAGCGGGCCGGGCAGATCATGGCGGCGGCCGGGTTCCGGCTGGGATCCCACCGGCTCCGCGCCTACGTGCTAGTCGGCGGTCCGAAGGATACCCGCTCCGACGCAGAGCATAGGATCGCCGAGACGATGGCGGCAGGGTTCCTGCCGATGGCTATGCTCTACCGGGACCAGTCGGGCACGACTGACCCCGAGTGGCGAGCGTGGGCGCGGCTCCGCGCGCGCCCAATGATCCTTTGCGCGAAAACGAAGGCCGCATGACGACCCCACCCCCGGGCGCCTCCCCGCGCCCCGAACCCAAGGAGCCCTGATGCGGCGCATCTCCTTCGCTTGCCAGATCCGGCGCCCGCTGACCGGGTGCAGCCACGGCCCCAAGACGTTCCCGTGGTGGAAACTGGCGTCGTTCACTTTCCTCGTGATGCGTGGGGGCTTCGACGTGCCGGGCACGGTCGGCTACCGGGTGTGGTGCTACACGCGCGGCGGAGCGCGCCACCTCGATCTCTACCTGTCGCCGCGCCCCACCACGGAGGACACCAAGTGAGCCAACGCAAACGGATCGTGTTGAGAACCGACGAAGGCGGCCTGCTGGAACTGGTGAATATCTCCGGGGAGGTGTGGCTGCGCATCGAACCCCCGCCCGACGGGCTCGTGATCGACTCCGTGAATTTCCGGGGCCGGATGCGTGTGCGCCTGCACGCCTTCGCCACGCAGGTCGTGAAGGCGACTCGCCCGCGCGTGACCGGGAGGAAGCCGTGACGAAGAACGAGAAGATCAATGCAGCCGTGGCGCGGATGATCCGTGTCCTCCCGGCCATCAACCCGGCCTTCTGGCGCGCTGCCGAAGCCCTGTCACTCGCGTGGGCGCTCCCCGAGGACGAGCCCGCACCGGGTGGTCAGGAGGAGCGGCGCAAGTGGTTCCTGCTCGGGATGGCCGAGGCCGAAGCCGTCGTCCGAAAGCAGCGGGTGGACGGGATGACGCCCATTGACCCGGCCAAGGCCCGCGACGCGGCAGCGGACTGCATCAGCATCCGGGCGTGCGCGCTTCACGACTTCACGCTTCCCGCTACGGGCGAGCGGGAGCGCGGGTTCCGCGAGGGGATCGAGGCGGCGGCGAAAGTGGCCGACTCCGGGACCAAGAGCGGCACCAGCTACGCGCCCTACGCGCGTCGGCTCGCAACCTCGATCCGCGCTGTCCGTGCCCCCGCCCCGTCCGCTCCCACGACGG